GAGATTTCAAAAAGATTGGAAACAGACAAAAGAAACTATTTTACAGATTGATAAAAACAGACCTATCATAATAGATAGCACAGGCGTAGGAGATGCGATTACTGAGGATTTGCAAAAGCATTTTAATTCAATGCACGGATTCAAATATACCTCAGCAAGCAAACAGCAGCTGATGGAGTTATTAGCATCCACAATTCATAAAAAGGATGTGGGTTTCCCTGATGGGTTAATACGGCAGGAGTTAGATATCTTTGAGTATCAGTTTACTGCAACAGGGGTAAGGTATAACGCGCCATCAGGATTCCACGATGACTGCGTGAACGCTTTGGCTTTGGCGGTTAAATGTAGAAATGAACATAAGTATTCAGGCGTTTACCGATTTATTTAGAAAATAATTTCAAAATTTTATATTTATTAGTATGAAGATTTCAGTTAAGAAGTTTCAGGAACTCTATTCTATCAGCAACATAGAAACAAATGAGGCTGAAAAATCATCGTTATTGGTGCAATGTTTGACGGGTAAGAATCAGGATGAGGTAGATAAAATGCCGATAGGTAAGTACAACGAACTATGTCAAAAGATTAACTCAGAGTTTGCCAAATACACGGGGCAAATGAATTTAGGTAAGCCGAAAAACTGGGTGTGGGTAAAACGTAGATTGTATTTCCTTAGTTATAATGTAGCTAAACCCCCAATGAACGCGGGAAAATATGTAGAGATTGCCACTTTTTCAAACGATGTAATCGGAAATATGCATTTGATTATGGCAACGATGGCAACACCTATGAGGTTAACGTGGATGGGTTTAAAGCCAAAGAAAAAGAAGGATCACGAACAAATAGCAAACGATATGTTAGAAATGGATTTCGGTGTTGTTTATCATTCCTGTCTTTTTTTTTACGCAGTTTTCACCAAATCAATTCAAAATTCAATTACTTATTTCAAGACGATAGCGGAGGATGGGGTGAGAGTGGAGCAAGTAGTGCAGAATTTATGCGAAACTTTGGATGGCTCAGTAATGGCGAAATGGTATCAAAATTTGAAAATATCAGTATAAACGAGGTGTGGGAATTACCTACAATTCAATTCCTAAACGATTTGAGTTGTTTAAAAATGAAACGTGAGGTTGAGGCAGATATAGAAAGAAAGATGATGCAAAAACACAAACTGAATGGCTAATATCACAGCAAGGCAAAAGATAGTTTTGCAGGATAAGTTTTTAGAGGGAACAGGTGCAGAAAACTTTAACGATAAAGTAAGTTCAACTATTGAGGCGTTTTTAGCTGAGTTAGGAAATAAGTTTAAGGATAACTGGATAGAAACGATAAATGCAAAAAAGATTATTGCCTCAGGTGGGATTGATAAGGTAGAGTTTGTTATTGATGAAACGGATGCGAATAGAGTAACGCTCAATATCTTATTTCCTTATTATGCAAAGTTTGTAGATAAGGGTGTAAAGGGTGTTAAATCCTCAGCGAATGCGCCTGATTCTCCTTACCAGTTTAAGAACTACGGAATGAATGCAGAGGGCAGAGCATCCGTAAAAAGGTGGTTAGATTCGGGAAAGGCAAAAGTAACGGCAACGGATGTTAAGAGATACGGCAGCGTGGGAGGTGAAAAGAAATTTAGTAAGATAAGTGAGGCAGATAGTAAGTTAAACACGCTGATTTACAACATCAAAAAATATGGTATTAAAAAAAGGGATTTCATTAACCCGGTATTAAATGAAACATTGGACGGAGCGGCAAAAGAATTGAGCGACATTTTAGGCAAAGAGATTGTAATAAATATATTTCAATGAGTATAACAACATTAATAAACCCATCAGGCGAAATAAGCGTACAGGATGACCTTTGGCATATTGCCTCATCTGATAACTCAGGGCAAACAGATTTTAAGTTTGTGTTTGATGTTTTCGTTAATGGTTTGCAATTGGTAAGAACAAAAGTATTTCCCGATCCTACAAATGGCAAAGGATATTTTAACGCATCTAACGTAGTGAGGAACGAGATAACCTTTGATTGGTTTACACCTGTATCTACAACTCAACCTGAATATCTGTTATCGCAGCCGTCAACATCGGGGCAGATTGCACAAACGTATAACATCAGAGTAGGTGAAGATTACTCAGGCATTACCACGCTCAATATGGCATCAGGTAATGTTAAAGCATACAATTATACTCCGCCTGTATTTAAACGCAGGCAACAAACTATATCAGCGTTTGATGGTAAGTATTTAACGAATAGACCTAAGTCTGCTAAAATTAAGTTAGGCGATAAGTTAATGATACCGTTTAAGGGTGTTGTAGGTGAAACATATGTTTTGAGATTTAGAACGTATAACGCAGCGAATGCGTTAATAGCTACAACATCAACTGCGACAAATATAACTATAACGAGTTCTAACAATTTTATGCAACTGGATATAGGCAGCGATGCGTTAAATGCCTCAGCAGGTGCAACACCGATAACCTCAGCCGTTGCGTATTACGATGTATATTTTATCAACGGAGGTGGCGAATCAGAATCATTCAGAGTTTATCTTACGTGTGATAATCGTTATACACCGATTAACCTACATTTTATCAATGCCTATGGGGTGTTTGAAACCGCTTGTTTTAGTAAGTCCTCACGCCTTTCTATGGATGTAGAGCGCAAAACATATCAGCAAAGAGATTTTGGATTCGGTACATCATCGGTTAATTATTACGATGCTAAAAATGTTTATCGTGAAACAAAAATAAACTACGGCAGCAAAGCGAATTTATCGTATAAGTTAACGATGGATTTCCCGACCGATGCAGAATATCAATGGCTATCTGAATTGATTGTATCGCCTCAGATATTTATGGAACTAGATGGAAGTTATTATCCTGTTAGCATAAAGGAAAGTAACTACGAATTTAGTAAGAATCAAAACAATCAGTTAAGAGCGTTTGAAATAAATGTAGATATTAACCAAACCCGATACGGATATAGAAGATGACAAGAATATTCATAGAAAATAACGAATTAGATATTTCGCAGTATTTCTCACAGCAGATAACTTATGCTGTTGATGATTTGCAGAATATGGATAGTAAAGCAACGTCATTTACTAAAACAATTGTTTTACCTGGCACGGCAAACAATAACAGGTTATTGGGTAATATCTTTGAATTTGCAAACTCTAATTTTACAATAGATTCTCAGCCAAATGTTGGGTATAATTTCAATGCGGCTAAATCAGCACAGGCCCGGATAGAAATAGATGGTTTGCCTGTTATGAAGGGAGTTATAAGATTATTAGAGATTCTTATAGATGAAGATTTTATAGAGTATGAGGTAGCGTTATTCGGGGAACTAGGAGGATTTGTATCATCCATTGGTGCTAATAAGTTAACTGATTTAGATTTTAGTGAGTATAACCACACGTATAACGTAACTAATATTCAATCAAGTTGGAATAATCAAGGCAGCGGTTATTATTACCCTCTTATAGATTATGGCAATACATCGCCAATTAATGGTGCTAATTTCTCAAAAGTAAACTTTTACTTTACAGCGTTTAGACCTGCATTTTTCGTTAGGGAATATATTAATAAGATAATTACAAATGCAGGATACACCTGGGAATCTGAATTTATGGATTCAGATTATTTCAAATCGCTTATAATACCTAATAATCAATCACGTTTAAAATTCAATAGGGCAACAATATTTGAAAGTAGATTATTAGGTAACTATACCCTTAATGATACTTTGACGCATTCATCGGTTTACACCGATTTATTCACGAATGCATCCAACGAAGTATTTACTTACACACCATCAACAGCATTTACCGGAGCAATGAATATCTCTTTAAGAGGTAATTACAAGATTGAAAATTCGGATATAGGAGATACGCAGTTTAGATATGCTTTTGCAACGATGAGCATTTATAAGAATGGCTCGTTATTTTATCAAGACCAAAACAAAAGATTTGGAGGATTTGCAACTACATTAGGTATAAGTACACCTCCTTCTTATTCATTTAATCTACGTTGGTTTAATGTGCCAATTACATTTGCTCAAAATGATACCTTTGAAATTAGGTTAGAGATATTTGATACAGATGGTGCAGTGATTAATGTAACACTATCTAACTCAGGGATGGGCATCACAACCGAAAACCCTGTTTTGGTATCTGCTCAATATGGAGATGATTTGTTAGTTAACGGCACACTACCTGCAAACATTTTGCAAAAAGATTTCTTTACATCCATTTTGAAGATGTTTAACTTAATGGTTACTGAGGATAAGGTTACTGAAAAACATTTAATAATCACACCGTATGTAGATTTCTATCAGCAAAGTAGAGATACTTTTTTAGACTGGTCGGATAAGGTTGACAGGTCGCAGGTTATTAGAATTAAGCCAATGTCTGAGATTAACGCGAGATATTACACGTTTAAATTTAAAGCGGATAACGATTTTTACAATGAGGATTATCGTAAAAAATATGCTGAGAACTATGGAGATAGAATTTATGATAATGAGTTAGAGTTTACAAAAGATACGTCAAATACTGAGGTTATATTTTCTAATTCGGTTTTAGTAGGATATACAGATAGAGATAAGATTTTCCCTGCCATCTATAAAAAAACAAACGATACCGAGGAAATGGTTGAGCATAATATCCGTATTATGTTTACAAAGAAAATAACTAGTAGAACAGCATGGAAAATATATAATCAATTTGATATAGCGTTGGTATCAGGTTTAACATCCTATGGATATGCAGGGCATTTAGATAACCCATTTTCTCCTTATAATGATTTGAGTTTCGGTGTACCTAAGGAATTATATTTCAATTTAACATCGGGTTTAATGAGTAGGAATCTATTTAATATTTTTTATTCAGGATATTTCGCTGAAATAACAGATAAGGACAGCAGGTTAGTTACTTGCAAAATGAAGTTTACTGCAAAAGATATTTACAATTTAGATTTTGGCAGATTCATTTACATAGATGGAGTATTATATCGCTTGTCAAAGATTCAAGATTATTCCGATAATGAATTATGTAGTGTAGAATTATTAAGGGTTAATTATCTTGAATATGGCGCACCTTATTATGAGCAGTATGTTCTTGGTCAAGAATTGAATGGTGGTTACATTGTATACATTGATGGTTCTGGAAGACATGGATTGATTGCTCCAGATTATGATGATGTTCAACAAAGTTTATATTTAAATTGGGGAGGTGCAGTTGCATATTGTGATTCATACACAATCAATGGATATGTAGACTGGAGACTTGGAACACTTGAAGAAATGAGATTGATTGATGTAAATCAACAATATATTCCAAATTTTTCAAATCAAGCATTTTGGACAATTACAGAATTTTCTTCAGTATCTGCATATTTAATTTACACAGATGGAACTGGAACAAATTATACTGAAAATGCAAAATCATTTTTTAGTGGTTTTGCACTACCAATAAAATCATTCTAATGATAATAAAATACTTTGATGAATTTGAAGGAGAATTCATTGACATAACTGGAACAACTGGTCAAGGTCTTGAATATGGTCCGAGTGGATGGACTCAAACAAGCAAGTCTGCATACAAGTCATTTGTTGGAGAGTTGTCACAGAGTGGTGGTTCAGACCCATCCATCACAACATTCTTCAATAATACTGGAGCAACTTTTACCATCACCAGAGATGGTGCTGGACAATACAGACTTGAATCAAACATCTCAATCTTTGTCAAGACAGAGATGTGGTGGTACATTGGGAACAATCAGTTAACAGAAAATCCATACACTTTTCAAGCATTTAAGGGTGCAACATTAGAGGATGACGCATTGGAACATACATCTTTTGAATTCAGAAAATACTAAACAATGGCAGAAACGCAAGAGGTACAAATTAAGGTTAAGGTTGATACTGGAAATTCTACAAAAGAAATCCAACAATTAACCAATGAAGTTAATGACTTAAAAAAAGCATATAGCGAAGCAGCGGAAGGTAGCGAGGAGCAGGCAGATGCGTTAAAAAAATTAACGACTGCTGAAAATAAACTATCTGATGCGGTTAATAAAAATGAGAAAGAAACTGAAAGTAACACAAAGGCTCAGAAAGAGGCACAAAATCAGGCAAAGAAATCTGAGGGTGGGTTTAAGTCCTTAATTACAGTTATTAAGGGATTAGGTGTTGTTGGTTTAGCATCTGCTGCGTTTGATGTATTTAAAGAATCTCTGATGAAAAATCAGAAGGTTGCCGATGCGGTTAATACCATAATGACAACCATTCAAAATACATTAGGTGCATTTATTGAGGTTGTGGTTAATGTTATTGATAAGGTTAGTAAATCATCAAATGGATTTGAGGCACTAGGTAAGGTTGTTAGTGGTTTAATTACTCTATCAATTACTCCGCTAAAATTAGCGTTTAATGGTATTGCATTGTTTATACAGGAGGCACAATTAGCCTGGGAGGAATCTTTTTTCGGAGATTCAAACCCTGAAACAATAAAATCCTTAAATGAAAAAATAGCAGAAACAAAAAAAGGATTAGAAGATACCGCAGAATCAGCAATAAATGCAGGTAAAGATATTTACAACAATTTTGGAGAGGCGGTTAGCCAAGTTACAGATGTTGTTACTGGTGTTGTAGATGGTGCATCTAAGATAAGCGTTAAAAACATTTACGAGCAGGCAAAAGCAACAACGGCATTAAAAAATACTGCAAAGATTGCAGAGGCGCAGTTACAAGGGTTGGTTGAGAAATACGACAGGCAGGCAGAATTACAAAGGCAGATTAGAGATGATGATACCAAAAGTATTGCAGAAAGGATAGCAGCTAATAACAAGTTAGGTCAAATTTTACAGGAGCAACAGGCAGCGCAATTGTCTTTGGCTAATACAAGAATAGCAGCAGCGCAGGCGGAGTTGTCCGCAAATAAAGGGAGCGTTGAATTACAGGCTGCATTGATTTCAGCACAGAATGAAAGGGCAGGAATCTTAGCGCAAATTGCAGGTTTAGAATCTGAGCAGAAAGTGAACGCCATTGCACTGGATAAAGAGTTATTAGAACTTAATAAGGCACGTACTGCATCAGAGCAGCAATTAGCAACGGATAGACAAAAAGCAAGCGCGGATGCTATTAAAGATGAATTGCAAAAGAACATCATTTTGCAGCAGATTAGAGATGATGAGCGCAAAAAAGAATTAGATAGATTACAGGCAAATATTAACGCAACAAATGAGGGAACTCAGGCACGTTTGGATGCAGAAATTGAGTTTAACACAAAAAAACAGGAGTTAGATATTGCTGATGATGCAGCAAGGGTTGAACGTCAAAAAATAATTAATCAAAGAGAATTAGATGAAAATAATGCAAGATTAGAAAACGCGTTAGCTGAATCTAATCTAAAACGCCAATTAATTGAGGCTGAAAAAATATCTGCGTTTGATAAAACACAAAAGGTTATAGAATTAGCGAGAGAGGAAAGCCGTGTACAATTAGAGCAGATAAATGCAAAAAGAGATGCAGAAATATTAGCAGCAGAACAGGCGGGGTTATCAACTATTGAGATTCGTAATAAGTATGCAATACAGGCACAAACGATAAACGCTCAGTTAGCAAAATCAGAGGCAGATTTAGCAAAAGCGCGGGTTGATGCACAGGTTTCTGCTGCTGATGCAATCGCTGATTCATTAGGTAAACTTGCACAATTGTTTGGAGAGCAAACCGCAGTAGGTAAATCTTTATCAGTAGCATCTACAACCATTTCAACAATTACCTCTGCACAAAAAGCGTATGAATCTGCACAAACTTTACCTTTCGGTTTAGGTGCAATTATTGGTCCGATAAACGCAGGTATAGCCATCGCAACAGGTGTAGCTAATATCAAAAAAATATTAGCTGTTAAAATACCTGGTGTTGGTGGTAGTGCAGGTGCAGGTAGTTTGCCTACAAATCAATCTCAGGCAGGACAAGTACAGGCACCTATTGCACCAACATTAGGCAGCACAACAATCAATCAGGCTCAGGTTAATCAAATAGGCTCGGCAGCAGCAAGGGCGTATGTTGTTGAATCTGATGTTAGCGGAAATCAGGAACGCATACAAAGAATAAACAGAGCAGCACGTATATCATAAAACTTTACAAAAAATGAAACTACCAATTTACGAATTAAAAATTAGTGAGAATCTTAACGATGAGGCAGAGGTTTCTTATATCGCATTAGTTGATGAACCTGCAATAAAAAAAGATTTTCTCGCATTTAAAAACGAATTTATTGAGCCATCAAAAGGCGAAAGGGAAAACGATTTTATACCTCGTTGCATTGAGTATGAAATAAACGAGGGAAAAGATAGCGAACAGGCAGCCGCTATTTGTTATTCAAAGTGGCAAAATAAATTTAATGCTGAGTTAAGCATTTATGAATACACTCCTAAACACTTTGATATGTGTCCCGGTGCGGTTGCTACTTTTACGCATCTTGTTTCTATGAATGTTGGAATAGATGAACAAGGAATGGTAAGGTCTGCGGCACAAATTGCTGATAGTATTTTCGGTATTGAAAAGGAGGTAATAGCCAAAAACTTTGCTACAACTGAGCAAGTTATTGAAGTTGAAATTTTAACAGATGATTTTGTTGATTTAATGAGAGAGATTGACAAATTAGTAGGAATGGTTCACAATGTAGATTATATGTATAACCATCTTGCAAAAGTTAAAAGTTATCAAACACAAACACAAAATTTTCAATCTTATACCGATTACCCTGAGCAGGCAAAAGAAAATGCAAAGATTGCTTTGCGATGGGCAGAGGAAAACGGATGGGGGGATTGTGGTACACCTGTAGGAAAAGCGAGAGCGAACCAACTTGCAAACGGCGAGCCGATTAGCAGAGATACAATCGCACGAATGGCAGCGTTTGAGAGGCAACGTCAAAACTCTGATAAGGAGTTAGGGGATGGGTGTGGCAGATTGATGTGGTTAGCGTGGGGTGGCGATGCAGGGGTAGAATGGGCGCAAAGAAAATTAGAGCAGATTGATAAAATGAGAAAGCAAGATTTTAAAATAGTAAACGAGGAAAAGCGGATAATCTCAGGTCCTTTGATGTTGGCAGATGAATTAATCTATCGCAATAACGACAAGATGGGCGAACACTACGTTAAATTCTCAGCCGATACAATTAAACAGATAGCAATAAAATTTGCCAAAAAGAAATACCAAAATCACGTTAATCTAATGCACGATCCTGAGCAAAAGGTAAAAGGTGTTACGATGTTTGAAACTTGGTTAACAGATAAAGAGCGTGGAATAATGCCGATGAAAGGTTACGAGGGTGTAGCGGATGGCAGTTGGTTTGGCTCATTCTATGTAGAGAACGATAAGGTTTGGCAGCAAGTTAAGGCAGGCGATTTTAGAGGGTTTTCGGTAGAGGGTATGTTTGACTATGAGCAACCTTTAACGGCTGAGGAAAACGCACTCAAAAAAATATCTGAACTTTTAAACGTAATTATTCACGACTAAATATATCTATTATTATGAAAGCAACAGAAATCATTGAAAAATTAAGACTAACCTTTAATGAGTTAGTAAACACTCCAAAACAGGAGGAAGTAGTAAAGATGATTGAGGCAACTTTAATGGACGGCACAAAAGTAGAAGTTACTGAGCTGGCAATCGGTGGTATCGTTACCATTGATGGAGTTCCTGCACCTGTAGGGCAGCATACATTATCTGATGGTACTATGATTGTACTTGGAGATAATGGGGCAATTATGGAAATAATGCCTGCAGAATCAGAGGTTGAGGTTGAAATTGAAGCAAAGAAAAAAGATGATGAAATGATGAATAGTTTTTCAGCGTTTCAAAACTCAACTAACGAAAAATTCGCATCTTACGAATCTAAGTTTGCAAACTACGAACAGAAATTTGCTGACTATGAAACAAGACTAAACAAAGCAACTCAGGTAATTGAGGGTTTGTTAAATCTTACTCAAACATTAGCAGAAGCACCTACAGGAGTAGCAGATGCAGCGATTAAATCAGAATCAAAATTTTCTAATAATAAAGAAGGATTTAAATACGATATCCTATTTTCTTAAAAACAAAAATTAAATTACAATGGCATTATCATTAGGATCATTAGCAGATTATACTAAACAACTCGTTAAACCCCTGTTGACCTCAGCCGTAATCGGTGCGAGAACTCAGCAATTAATTATGGATGGCGGTGTTGTTATACCGGGCGCAAAAGGACCTGTAGCAATTCCTTTAATGGATACCGATGCATTTTTTCAAACAGATGCTTGCGGTTACAATCCATCAGGAACTACAACCTTCACTCAGCGTACAATTACACCGGGTAAGATTATGATTAGCGAAACAATTTGCCCTAAAAACTTTGAGGCGAAATTTACCGCTGAAGCATTGAAAGCAGGTAGCACTTACACAGATTTCGGCAATGCTGATTTCTTAGCTGCATATCTTGAAAAGAAAAACGCACGTATCGCTGCACAACTTGAAACTGCAATTTGGCAAGGTACAACCGCATCAGGAGATGGCAACCTTAATAAGTTTGATGGTTTGATTTCTTTGATTGATGGCGGTTCACCTGTTGATGCTAACGTATCAGGTTTTACAGGTGTTGCAACAATTACAACAATCACACAATCAAATGTTGTGGCTGCGACAGAAGGTATCTACAAAGCAATCCCTGCGGCAGTAATGTCAAAAGGAGATGTTAAGATTATGTGCGGTTACGATTGGTATCGTTTGTTGATTATGGCTTACAGAGCGTTAAATCTATTCTCTTACAATCCTCAGGATGTAAATGCACAATCATTTATCTTACCGGGTACAAACATTGAGATTGTTCCTGTAAACGGATTGAATGGTACAGGAGATGCATACGCACTAAGTGTATCTAATATCGCGATGGCAGTAGATTTGGAAGGAGAGGAGCAAAATTATCGCCTTTGGTACTCAGAGGACAACGATGAAATCAGAAGTAAAGTAGCGTTTAAAATTGGTGTTAACGTAGCGTTTACAAACGAGTGCGTTAAGTTCAAAGCAGCTATCTAATAAAATTCTATAACTGAACAAAAGGGTGGTGAAATAAACACCACCTTTTTTTTCTTAAATCTAAATAATATGAGTTGTGTAGTTACATCAGGATATGCGATTGAATGCCGTGATTCAGTTGGCGGTGTTGAGGTCGTTTATCTTATAGAAAATTCTGCGTTGTATGACGCATCAGGCAATAGCCGTATAACATCTGCATCAGGTGTTGTTACCGCTCTCACAAAAGATTCAGGCAAACGCTTTTGGAAATTTGAAGTTCCACGCGCGACTGCATCTGCAAATAACGGAATCACATCATCTATTGAAAACGGAACTTTCTTTTATACCCATCAGGTAATTTTCCCTATCAATAGCCGTAGTGCAGACGTTAGAAACATCGTTACAACTTTGGCTAAAAATCGACTGACCTTTATTTTAAAGGAAGGTGACGGAAGTTTTAGATGCTATGGGGCTGAATTTGGTTTACAACTTGAAGCAAGTGAAGCAGGAACTGGTCAAAATTTAGCCGACCGGAACGGATACCTTCTCACTTTTTCATCACAGGAAAGAGAAGATTTCTTAATAGTTCCTGCAAACATCGCAGCAACATTAGAAACACCGGGTACTTAATACTCTAACTCAAAATAAAAATGCCTCCGACCGATTAAAAGTCGGAGGTTTTTTAATTATGATAGTAATCGCAAAAGGTCAAACAACACCTATCTACATCACGGCAAAAGAAAACTTAGATAACTCTGCTAATTTTGTTGGTTTATTTTTTACCAATAGAATAACGCAGGAGGTTGTTTCTTTTATGTTTAACAACATCAGCACGACCGATAGGTATATGAAAATGAGTTTAGTTGTTAATACTTATTTTGCCAATGCTGAAACAGGGTTTTGGACTTACAAAGCATATCAAACACCAACGAATAATATCAACACAATAGATACGGATTCTATACCAGTTGAAACTGGTTTGATGTATCTTAGTGCTGCGAGTGAATTTGAGCCAACAAAATATACAGGACAAAACAACACATTTGTAACATACAATGGATAATTACAAACACATAGTAATCAAATTTGACCACGCTCAGCAGCCAAAGTTTGAGGAAAAAAAGGGTAAGTATTCTTATGTTGAATTTGGTAAGAATAACGATTATCCTAATTATTTGTTATCTCTATACAACGAATCACCAAAGCACGGAGCGATAGTTAAAAGCAAATGCACATATATTTACGGCAAAGGTTTTGAGGTTGCAGGAACTGCAAATAGCAGAGGCGAAACGTGGAATCAGATTGTAAAGAAATGTATTAAAGATGATGAACTTTATAGGGGTTATTATATGCAGGTTATTTGGAATCGCATAGGGCAAATTGCAGAGGTTTATCATATAGATTTTGCAAAGGTTAGGGTTAACAAAGATTTGAGTTTGTATTACGTTAAAAACGATTGGAGCGATTTTAAGGAAAAGCCGCGCGAATATCCTGCGTTTAATATGAATGATAAATATGGTTCACAAATTTATTTTAATCGTGAGTATAACCCATTAAGTGAAATTTATCCATTGCCATCGTATTATCAGGGATTGAATTACATTGAATCAGATATAAAGGTTAGCAGACACATTCTAGGTAATGCTAATCAGGGTTTTGTTGGTAGCACTTTGATTAATTTAAATAATGGCGATCCTGTTAACGAGGAACATAAGGGCGAAGTTGAAAGAGGTTTATTAAAGAAATTTACAGGCGATGAGGGAAAGCGTTTAGTTATTATGTTCAATAAGAGCAAAGATAACGCTGCTGAGATTGTAAACCTCGGTAATACAATGCTTACAAAAGAGGATTTTACAAACATAAATAATTTAATCACAAATGAAATAATGATATGCCATCAGGTGGTAAGTCCTACTTTATTTGGTGTTAAGGTTGAAGGGCAGTTAGGTAGCAGAAACGAAATCCGTGAGGCATACGAAGTTTTCAATAATGTTTATGTGCAAGAAAGGCAATCAGAGTATAACGATATTTTTACTCAGTTTAGAAATCTTAAAGGAGAATCGGGAGAATTTTATTTACAACCTGTTGAGCCGTTAAAGTTTGAATTTAGCGAGGCAATTATGGCTGCTAATTTAACACAGAATGAAATCAGGGAATTAATGGGGCGTGAGCCGTTAAATGCAGGACAGGTTACATCGGATGGTGCGGTTGCAGTTGCTGAGGAAATACCTGTACAAAATGTAGAGGTTAAATCTAATGATGCGTTAAGAAATCTAACAGGCAGACAATACCAAAATGTTATGCGCATTGTTAGGCAGTTTGGGAACGGCAAACTAAGCAAAGCGCAGGCATCATTGATGTTAAAGAATGGATTTGGTTTTTCTGATTCTGATATAGATACTTTTTTAGGGATAGATGATAACCCTTTAACTGAGGATGAGGTGCAAAAGTTCTCTTTAACAGAAGATGAGCGTTTGATTTTGGAGTTTGAAAACTGCGGAGAGGAAAAAAAAAATTATAGTGAGGTAGCACGTGAAAGTTATAAAGAGTATTTCGCAGATAATTTGAATCAGGCGCAGGCGGATGTTTTGACATTGATAACAAAGGATAAGAATATAACGCCTATCATTATCGCAAGAACTTTGAAATTAGACACAGATTTGGTTATTGATATTATAGATGATTTTATTGAGAGAAATATTATTAAATCAATACCATCTAAAATAAATGCTGAACCTGTTTATGAGGTGTTAAAACCTGAATCAGAATTACCGGGTAAGAAAAGCAAAGTTACAACCTTAGTTATTCGTTATTCATACGAAGGGCCTGAGGATAGCAGAAATAGACCATTTTGCGCTAAGTTGTTAGAGTTGAGTAAACGTAAGACGTGGAGCAGGAGCGATATAGAAAGCATATCAGAACGTGTTGGTTATAGTGTTTGGGATCGTAGAGGCGGATGGTATACACAACCAAACGGAGAACATCGCGAATATTGCAGGCATCGTTGGACATCTAAATTAATGAAAAAGAAAGATGAGTAAAAATATCCTATTTATTACGGAGCAAACTTTTAAGGAAAGAACTGGCGCATCTAACCAAATAGATGGTAAACAGATTTTCCCAATGGTTAAGGTAGCAGGCGATATGTATATTCAACCTGCATTAGGTAGCAAATTATACACACGTTTGCAGAGTGGTGTTGTGGCTAATAACCTAAATGCAAATGAGGTTATTTTGCTTAATGATTATATTACCGATTGTTTGATTTGGTACACTATGAGTATGTTACCGATGACAATGGGTTTCCAATTATTTAGCAAAGGTTTTCTACAAAAGACATCAGAGGAAAGCGCACCACCGAGCAGAGCGGATTTAGAATTGATTGAGCAAAAGTATTTGAGTTTAGCAGAGTTTTATAAGACAAGATTAATAAAGTATTTGCAGGAAAATTATACGCTTTATTTTGAATACCTGAATTATGGTAGCGGATTAGATATAATTTTTCCTGAGGAAAAAGCATATAGCTGCCCTATCTATTTAGGCAACGCTTACATACCTGAAACAAGCAAATACGTTAACTCATCATCGGGTTACTCTGCTCCTGATATTGTTTACTACACGGCAACTGGAGGCGAATCTACATTTAGCCTTTCAACCTTAGCAGGTCGCACTACATTGTTTGCGAGTCGTGGCGGATTAGCAAAAGGAATCACACAAACGGCAACTGCTGATACCGGGTATTTACAAATCGTTGGAGGGGTTGTTACTTTACCCACAGGCGATGTTGCAATGGCAGGAGAACTATTTACATTTTTATACAGATAAAATATGAGTAAAGGATATAAAAAGGAATGGATAGAAAAAGTAAAGCAAAAGTTTAATGACATACAACCAAATAATAACAAAGATAACCGACCTGCTAACAAGCAATCCGATAATAAAATCGGTAAGGTTTGCAACTCCAACGGAGTGGATAGGGTTCGTTAGTATGCCTCAGTTTCCTGTTGCATTATTTTTTATTAATAATGGGCAGTTAAACGCAGGCCGTGATTTAGTTTATACGATTCAATTTTGGTATCTAGATAAATCAGGTGTTGAAGGTGAATTTGAGCAGGAGGTTATTAGCGATCAACATCAGATAGCGAATGATATTATTTTAGCATTAAGACAAGATAGAACTATAAGCGTTGATACGAATATTAGATGGGATGCCATCTCAGAAAAGTTTGAGGATTATTTGAGCGGAGTAACTTTGACATTTAACATATCAGCAACCGGACAATTTAACAACTGCGATTTCCCAATATGAGAAAATTAATAACGATAATTCTGATTTTAATTTGTAGCAAATCATTTGCACAGGTTTACCAGCTAATGCCTCAGTATGGTTATCAGGCAAACAGAATGGTATTTGATTCTACTTTGCAAATACCTACAACGTGCGGTGTACCTACTTTAAAGAGTGTGCAGTTTACAACACGTAGAGCAGCGATTGCATTTGATTCGTGTAACAATATATTCTATCAATACAATCCTAAGACGCAAGCGTGGTCGCAGGTTAGCGGTGGCGGTGGCTCAACAGATACTACAAGTTTAAGCAATAGGATTAACCTAAAAATTGATTCAGTTAAGCGTAGGATTGATTCAGTTTTTGCATATCGTAATGGAACAGAGGTTTTTCAGTTTAAAGATTCTGTTGGTGGCGGCTCAACAAATGATACTACAAAAGTACCTTACACAGGTGCAAATAAAAGTGTGAATCTTGGACCTTATAATTTGATTGTTGATTCATTAACCATTGGAAGAGGTAACAACCATTCATTGAGCAACAATACTGCTCTTGGATTTGATGCATTAAAACATACAACAACTGGAAACTACAATACTGGTGTTGGTCATCAATCTTTACACAATACATCAACTGGTCAATACAATACTGCAATTGGTCAATCATCTTTATTCACAAATACAAATGGTGGTCAGAATACTGCAATTGGATTAAATTCATTGTTATACAATACAAGTGGAAGCAACAATGTTGTTGTTGGATTGGATGCAATGCAACATAATACAACAGGTGGCAGCAATACTGCAATCGGTTACAATGCAGGCAGCCATTTAACAAACGGCTCAACACCAAACACAACTGCAAGTAATAGCATTTACATTGGTAGAGATTCAAAGGCAAAATTAGACAATCAAACAAATGAAATTGTCATAGGTTACAATGCAATCGGTAACGGCTCAAACACAACCACAATAGGAAATACATCAACAACTGCAAACTATTTTACAGGTTCAGTAAATGCAACAACATTCGTAAAAAGTGGTGGAACATCTTCACAATTTTTAAAAGCGGATGGGAGTGTTGATGCGACAAACTACCTAATAGATACAACATTATTGCAGCAAAAGTCATTACCTGCTTACTCAATAATGGGTAACGCAACTTATCAGACTGCTAACGCTCAATCAATTTATTTTAAAGATACATCAGGCACATACACAGGTAGTCCGAACTGGACAGGTGTTGCGCCAACATCAGGAACTTTTACATATCGTTGGACACGCATAGGAAAATTAGTTACGCTAAACATAACACTCGTTTATGGGGTTTTGGGAACAACATTAACAGGTGTTGCAATTCCATTGCCAACTGATTGCCCGTCGCCTTCAATTCCATCAGGTTTATCATCAGCGTTAAATATGTTGTATCCTGCAACATTTGTTGCACAACAAACTACAAATGGTTTGCCATTAGGAAATGCACCAAGAGCATTTTTAAGAAACAATACAGGCAATAATGGTTTTGAAATAATGTGCTCTTTTGCGAGTTCATCAATAATACAGGCAACAATTACAACACAATACACAGCGCAATGAAGCATATAAGGCAAATAAATTCAGTTAACACAAACACATACACGATTGTAGATTTAAGTAATTACGATGGTGTTATAGAGGAGCATCCAATTTTTGGAGCGTTTCCAAACACGTTTGAAATTTCGGAACAAAATTTGCCTGATTATATTCAGTATGTAACATATAACATAGATGAACTAAATACCCTTAAAAATAACAATCAATGACAACGGCAATGGTAACAAATGTTTTAATCGGAGTGGTAATAGCACTTATCGGTTTTGTGAGTAAAGAATTAGTTAAAAGATTAGATAGATTTGAAAAGATAGTGCAGGGAATCCTGATGAGTGATGTTGCCGTTAGTAAAGATTTAGAGCAATTAAAAGAGGATGTAAAGGATCACGAAACACGTATTTCTCAACTTGAAAAATAGACCAATTATGAACAGCACGTTTCTAAACTTGAATGTTAACGATTTCATCAAAGGTTTGGCAGTAGCCGTATTAACCTCAGTTTTGACAATCGTTTACAACACATTGCAAACAGGCACGCTCGCATTTGACTGGGCAGCCATTGCAACAACTGCATTAACCGCAGCGATTGCGTACCTTATGAAAAACCTTCTAACAAACACAGAGGGCAAAATGCTCAAAAAGGATGTGAAGTAAAAAAAGGGGGTGTTTAATTGCACCCCCATTTTAATTATGCGCTACCTATTTTTATTCATATTATTATCAGGATGCTACACCGCTCAGAAAGCGGATAGGCAAATGAATAAAGCGTATGTGTATCACAAAGGGTTAACGGCTCAAAAGTTTAGCGAGTGGTTTCCCTGTGAAACATTGCAGATTGATTCATCCGAAAAGATTGAGTATATCTACAAACGTGATACGTTATTAGAGTACATTATAAAGGAGTCTGAGCCTATAAATTTAATTCTAAGAGATACATTCATTAGATATTATAACGGCTGCGATTCGCTTAAAAAAGAGTTAGGAAGGGCAAAGCGATTGATAGACCATTTAACAAATGAGATTAAGATTAAGCCGATAGTTTATTATAAGACAATCGTAGATTCTGCACGTAATGTATCATTACAGAATCAGTTGAATCAGGCGAATGATGAGTTAAAGAAACGCAATAAAAATTATGTTATTTCGTTATGGTGGATTATTGCGTTAATGATTGCACTTTTATTATCAATCTTATTAAACTTTAAAAAATGAAAGCATCACAAAAATGCGTTGATTTAATTAAAGAGTTTGAGGGATTCTTTGATAAATCATACATCTGCCCGGCAGGAGTTCCTACAATTGGTTTCGGCAGCACGATGTGGAACGATGGCAGAAAGGTAAAGATGGGAGAAAAGATTACAAAAGAAGGTGCAGAGGTTTTATTACATTGGGAGTTGAATAATAAAAGCATTGCATTAATAGGATTAAATGTTAATCAAAATCAGGCAGATGCGTTGTTATCGTTTATTTATAATTTAGGTATTGGAGCGTTTAACAAATCTACACTTAGAAAAAAAGTAAAATTAAATCCTAACGATCCTTCAATTCGCGATGAGTTTATGAAATGGAATAAGGCACGCGTAGCAGGTAAGTTAGTTGAGTTGAAAGGATTAACGCGCAGAAGAGTAGCAGAATCAAATCTATACTATGATAATAACTGAGCTGGGTAGAAACGTACATCAAATAAAAATTGATTGTATGAAACAAAAAGAGCATTGGTTTTTACTATCATCAGACCATCATTGGGATAACCCCGATTGCGATAGGTCAATGATTAAAAGACATTTAGAAGAGGCGAAACAAAAAAATGCTCTTGTGTTATTTGTTGGAGATTTCTTTTGCGCTATGCAGGGAAAGTATGATAAGCGTAGCGATAAGAGTAAAGTAAGACCTGAACACCAAACGGCAAAGTATTTAGATAGTTTAGTTGAAACTGCTGCGGAATGGCTTATGCCATATCGTGAGCAAATAGCGGTAATAGGACAGGGTAACCACGAAACGGCTATCTTAAAGAATCACGAAACAAATCTAATAGAGAGATTAGTTGAGCGTTTAAACATAGGCAATAAAAATCCTGTGTATATGGGTGGCTATGGTGGTTATCTTAAATTAATATTTCATAGAGGCGAAGGTATGCACGTGCCTTTAATCATAAAGTATTTTCACGGACACGGAGGCGGTGGTCCTGTTACAAAGGGTGTTATTCAATCTGCGAGGCAATCAATGTATTTACCGGATGCAGATATAGTTATTAGCGGACACGTACACGAACAATACACCATAGCATTTATGCAGGAGAAACTACATCAATCAGGTAGGATTTCTTTAAAAGAACAATGGCACGTAAGGATGCCTACGTACAAAGATGAATATAAAGATGGTTACGGAGGATGGCATATTGAAACTGGTAAGATGCCTAAACCATTAGGAGCGTGGTGGCTGCGTGTTGAGTATGTGCGAAAGCAAATCAATAACAAAGAAAAATATTATTTAGTTTATGATTTCATCAGAGCAAAATAACGAAAAAAATGTAGAGGATTCTGTACAGGAAACGGAGGAAAATGAGTTAGATTTGCAGGTAGATTTTACTACTTCGCACGATTACATTGCCTCAGCATTTCAGGCAATGAATGCAGTTGATGATATTGATACCGCGTTATTAAGTAAATCGGATGAGATGCGAATAAAAAGGATCAGGCGAAAATCGTTGCTTATTATTGAATGTTGTATTAACGAATTATACTCTGAGTTATTTGAATCAGAGGATGAAGATTAGGTGTTTTGGTTATTAAATAATAGTCCTGATGTTTCTACATCGGGAGTTTTTGTGTGAATTTCCCCCCATTTTTATGGGGGTTTTTTATTTTATTTAATATTTTTTTTATTTACATAAGTCAATGTTTACAATACTTTCAGCGTGCGACTAAAAAATAAATTAAAAAAAAAGAAAAAAAAGTTTTTTAATTCGGAAAGAAATTATATCTTTGATTTATCAATCACACAAAAACAAAACAAAATGCAAGTAGCTCAAACAATTTTACAACAATTAGGCGGAAACAAATTCGTAGTAATGACAGGCAGCAAAAACTTTATTGCAGGTGAAAATTTTTTAAGAATGAATTTAACAAGAAATAAAGCAAAAGCAAAATGGTTAAAAATAACCTTAAATGCAAATGATACTTACACTATGGATTTTTTTACAGCCGATAAAGAATTTAACATAACATCTAAGGAAAAGTTTGAAGATGTTTATTGTGATCAATTGTGTTTTTTATTTACAAAAGCAACAGGATTATTTACATCACTTTAAAAATACAGGGGTGCAGCATCCTTCAAACTGCTTATTTTTTCACACAAAAACAAAACACAATGAATCAATGGAAAGATGAATATTCAAATGAATTGTATAATCAACAATACAATCAAATAAATAAATTTTTCACACAAAAACAAAACACAATGCGACTAAGCACAACAAAACACTACAACGGATATGATGCATTTTTAATTGTCAATTGGAGAAATGGTAACGACTACGATATTGAGAGCGTAATAATTCAAAGCAAAAATGGTATTATTGACGTTACTGATATGTTTACCTCTGATGAAATTATAGAGGAAATATTCGGAGCGATAGACTGGCAAATGATTTATAACCAAAACCACACATAAAATCAAACGAAAAAATGAAAAAACAAAACACAAAAACAAACGAAACCTTATTAATCATCATCTGCATCCTGATTGCTTTATTAGGTTGCTTTGCTGATAACTTTTAAAACCACATACAATGAACATCCAACTAATCAAAGAAACTCAATTAAGTAGTGATATTTTTTATCGCATATTGATTGATGAACAACACATTCAATCCTTATTCGGAGGTAATGATTCATCAACTGAGCAATATAAAAAGGAACGTTTACACGATGCAATTACAACCTATGAAAAATTAAAAGTTAATCACAAAGAAAAAATAGAAATATTAATTTCAGAAACAATCTAAATCACACAAAATGAAAAAATCAGAATCAATTGAGCAAATCGCAAAAGCGTTAATCACGTTCCACGTTAAATGCGACACCATCAGAAAGGATGCTAAAAATCCTTTCTTTAAAAGCACCTACGCATCTCTCAGTAACATACTGGATGCAATCAATGAGCCGTTAATTGAATGCGGTTTATCTATCTCACAATTTCCAACAGGAACAGATGGGTTAACTACTATCCTAATGCACGAATCAGGGGAATATATCGCAGGTGAATACTCAATGCGACCTGCTAAGGATGATCCACAGGGCAGAGGGTCGTGTTTGACGTACATGCGTAGGTACAGCATCGCCGCTGTTTTGTCCTTGAATATTGACGAGGACGATGACGGCAACTTAGCCACGCACGGCAAATCAACACCTGAGGCAGATAACAGAGAATGGTTGAATAAAGACACAGAGGCATTCTTAAAGGTTATAGCATATCTCAACGGAGGCGGTAATATCTCAGAGGTTGAGAAAAAATACAAATTATCAAAACAAGTAAAAGAATCATTAACAAACCTAAAACAAAAACAAAATGCAAACTAATCTAAAATTTAACAACATTACTTTTATCAAACCTATTTACAGGTCAAGGTCAGCAACAAATAAAAATTGTGGTATCAGATATTCTATAAAAGGAAACACAAGAAAAAATAACATTACTGAGGTTGATTTATATCAACTCTTTAAAAGTGAAAAATTATCTTGGAAATATGTTAGAATAGGTATTGATAATAACAATTTAATTATTATGGAAGGCACAAAAGAAAATGGATTTTCAATATCAACTAATATAATGATTTCTAATAGGCAGTTAGTTGCAAATTTATTTGACTTTTTTAATTATCGCATACCAACAAAGTTTAATGATTCTGTAAAAATAAATTTAGAATATAAAAAAATAGATACTGGTGTTTACCAACTAAACAAAATATAATGAAATCAGAAAACAGAGGGCGAAAACCAATCCCAAAACATCTCAAAAAAATTCAAATCAGTATCTATATCTCAGAAATAGATGTTGAAAAAAACGGAGGTAAAGAATCATTAAAAACTAAATTATTCAACTATGCTACCACAAATTCAGAAAGATTACAACAAACAGGAACTTGCTAAGATTGCAGATAACTGCGTTAATGAGTTATTAGATAACGGCAGGATTTTAGAAACTCACGAGTTCATAACTAAGATGGAGTTTTTTATTAAGAAGTTAAAAGATAACCCTGAGTATTATAATTACCTATCTTACGAGGTTGCAAAGTATGGCAGCGCACATACCACATCAACAGGTACAAAAATGGAGTTAGCAGAGGTGGGGGTAAAATATGATTATGTTTTTTGCGAGGATGATACTTATAATGAGTTAGTCGTTAAGAGAATGAGTTTAGATGAACAAATAAAGGATCGTGAAAAGTTCCTAAAATCTATTCCTACAGAAGGCATTGAAATCGTAGATATGGATGGCGTTGTTAAACGTGTTTATCCGCCATCAAAATCATCTACATCATCAGTTAAAACAACCATCAGTAAATGAACTGGATGTATTTAATTAAAGACGTTATATCCTGTAACAAAAAAACCACATACGGCAGGAGAGGAGATAGGGTTTACATAATCGCTAATCATCATCCTGCCGTTATCGTTTGTAACGAAAAAGGTAATAAATTTAGTACATCAATTAACAACTTAAAACCTCAAAGATGACCTTAAAAAACAGAATAGACTACCACAAAAAGAATCCTCACATTTACGAGATGTATAAAAAATTTGCATTTCAGGCGATTAAATCAAAGCGACCTTATTACTCATCTGAGATGATTGTTAACCGGGTAAGATGGGAAAGTATGGTTAAAGCAGAATCAGGATTTAAGATAGCTAACGAAATGAAATCTTTTTACTCACGATTATTTGCATTAGAAAATCCAACGTATAAATCTTTTTTCAAAAATCGCGTTTCAGTATGTGATGCACTAACTATAAAAATGATTAAATGAGGCATCCATTAGAGCAAGATGATACAAGCGTTTACACACCCTCAGATATAATACACATTGCGTGTTTCTATCTTAATCTTAATCCTTCAAGTATCATTAAGAAAGGCAGAACAAAGGAATATTTATTAGGCAGGATGTTGATTTATGATTTGCTTTTAAGTAACAAAACTTTGCAATTAACATTAGAAAGAACTGGTTATTTATTTGGTAGACATCATTCAACATTAATTAACGCACGCGATGAACTTAGAAAGTATTTGGATGTGTATGATGAAATCAGGCATAAGTTAGAGCATCTGCATTTATCAGTATACAGGCATTTAGATTTTTATAATCACGAAATTTCAAAGCGTGTAAAAGAAAATAAAAACTTTAAAAAAATCCTGATAGATATACCTGAGCAGTTGTTTTACGATATGTTGGTTGAGTCTAAAAAAACCGATATAACATTTTCTGAGTTAGTTACAAAATGCATCAAAAAAAATTTACAAAGTATATCAAATAATTTGTAAATTCGTTTTAAGATTTCTTTACGAAGTAGTAGCCGAAAAGAAATTTATTTCAAACCACTAAGGGGATGCGTTGCTACTACCAATGCGTTCCCTTTTTTATGTTATGACACAAAATTATTTATTAGAAAATACAAAAAAGTATTTAGAATTTTTAGAACAAAAAAAACATTCAATAGGAAATTTTGGATTTAAAGCTAATTATATTCCTGATATAGCTTTTGATTTTCAAAAATTTATTATTAAAAAATCTATTGAAAAAGGTAGGATAGGAATTTTTGCTGATACTGGATTAGGTAAAACATTAATTCAATTATCAATAGCAAAAAATATAATACAACATACAAATAAAAAAGTATTAATACTAACTCCTTTGGCTGTTGCTTTTCAATTTATTATAGAAGCCGAAAAATTAGGTATTGATGATATAGAATACTCAAAAGATGGATCACATACAAAAAAAATAGTTATTTGTAATTATGAGAGATTACACTATTTTAATGAGAATGATTTTGTAGGAGTTATTTGTGATGAAAGTAGTATTTTAAAAAATTTTGATGGTAAGATAAAAAATCAAATTACATCTTTTATAAAAAAAATACCATATAGATTTTTGTCAACAGCTACACCATCTCCTAATGATTTTATTGAATTAGGTACAAGTTCAGAAGCATTAGGTTATATGGGTTATATGGATATGTTAGGTAAATTTTTTAAAAATAATCAAAATTCAGTAGATTCAAATAATAGAAATATCGGAGAAAAGTTTTATTTAAAACCACACGCTGAAAAAGATTTTTTCGCGTGGGTAAATCAATGGGCAATAATGATTAAAATGCCGAGCGATTTAGGATTCTCTAACGAAAGATATAATTTGCCTGATTTAATTTTAAATAAACACATCGTAGCTAATCAGAGTTTAATTGATAAAAATGGTCAAATACAATTATTTACTCCTATTGCTAAATCAATGACAGAAGTAAGACACGAACAAAAACAAACAGAAGAAAAAAGATGTGAGAAGGCAATAGAATTAGCTAATAACAAAACCTCTGTTTATTGGTGTAATACAAATAATGAAAGTACTATTTTAAAAAATTCAGATCATCAGGCTGTTGAAATTATAGGAAGTCAAAGTATTGATAAAAAAGAAGAAATACTATTAGCATTTGCAAACGGAGAAATAAAACGTCTTATTACAAAAGCTAAAATGACATCAATGGGATTAAATTGGCAGCATTGCAATCATTCAGTATTTTTTCCTACTTGGAGTTACGAACAATACTATCAGGCTATTAGACGTTTTTGGAGATTTGGTCAAAAAAATAATGTAATAATAGATATGGTAATTTCAGATGGACAAACAAGAGTATTAGAAGCATTAGAACAGAAAACACAAAAAGCGATAGAACTTCATAAAAGTTTAACAGAAAATGTAAATAAAAAATTTAATAATCAAACAAAACAATTTAATCAATCAATCATCAAACCTAAATTTATTTAACAATGACAAAAGAACAAATCCACACAGAAAATTATTCAATCTATAATTCAGATTGTATGTTAGTAATGCCAACTATTGAAAATGAAAGTATAGATTTAAGTATTTATAGTCCTCCATTTGCAGGATTATATAATTATAGTTCAAGTGAAAACGATTTTAGTAATTGTGAAAGTAAAGAGCAATTTTTACAACAATATGAATTTTTAATATCAGAAATTTCAAGAGTAACAAAACCGGGTAGAATAACTGCCGTGCATTGCACAGATGTATTTGATAATACGTGTAGACTCTGGGATTTTCCAAATGAAATAATTAGGATACATTCTAAATATGGATTTGAATATAGAAATAGAATTACAATTTGGAAAGAACCTCTAAAAGTTCGTATGCGTACAATGGTTCAATCATTAATGCATAAATTTATTGTAGAAGATAGTACAAAATGTTTTACTGCAATGCCAGATTATGTATTAATTTTTACTAAAAAAGGAGAAAATAAAACACCTGTAATACATCCATTTGGAATAAACAACTACGCAGGAGAAATACCTATTTTACCTAATATTTTAAAGGCGTGGAATAATGCAAATAATTCAAATCTAAATGAAGTTGAATTATGGGATCATCTAAATAAAATTAATGAAGATAATAGTATTTCAAAATTAAATCATTATATCTGGCAGCGTTATGCATCTAGTGTTTGGGATGATATAAGAATAGATAATGTTTTACCTTTTAGAGATAGTAAAGAAGAAGATGATGAAAAGCACGTACATCCTCTGCAATTAGATGTAATTGATAGGTTAGTAGAATTGTATAGCAATCCTAACGAAGTTGTTTTAACTCCATTTATGGGCGTTGGTAGTGAAGTTTATAGTCCTGTTTCTATGAATAGAAAAGCAATAGGTATAGAATTAAAAGATAGTTATTTTAAACAAGCTAAACTAAATCTAAAATATGCAAAAGATAGATTTGCAAAAAAAGAATTAAAACAAAATAATTTATTTGATAATGTTTAAATTATGAAAAAAAGCACTTACTATTTTTCACACGATTATAACGCTGCAAACGATGTAAAAATCCTTTTTATGAGGCAGCAGTTAGGAATGGAAGGTTATGGCATTTATTGGTTTTTAATTGAGCATTTAGCAGATGCAGGAGGTACATTGCCATTAAAAATAATTCCTGTATTGGCAATGCAAACTCATTCACAGGAGGTAAAAGTTAGAGCGGTAATATCTGAATTTGAATTATTCCAAATAGTTGATGATGAGTTTTTTAGCATTAGGTTAAACAAGTCATTAGAAAAAATGAATGAGTTGAAATTTGCTAATACAATCAAAGGTAAATTATCAGCAGAGAAACGAAATTCAACCGCAGTTGAACCGCAGTTGAACCGCAGTTCAACAAAGGAAAGGAAAGGAAAGGAAATAAAAGGAAAGGAAACTAATATCGTTAAACTTCCGTTTAACTCTGAGATGTTTAGTAAAAAGTGGAATGAGTGGAAAGATTATAAAAAATCCTGTCACAAATTTTCATATAAAAGTGACAGCTCAGAAAAACTATCTTTGAATCAGTTATCAAAACTTTCTAACAATTTAGAACCTATCGCCATTGAAATAATTAACCAGTCCATCGCAAACGGATGGAAAGGATTTTTTGAACTAAAAACCACACAAAATGCAAATCGTATTGAATCAGTCGTTAATTGGGCAAATCAATTCCAATAATTCAAAAAGGATCGCAGATTGCACAGATGCTGAAATAGGGCAAACGCTCGCGAAAATCTTTGTTATGGTCGGTTTGCGCTCTAAAAATATGCCATCAGAAATTGAATCTAAATTATTGTTTCAAAAAATTAGGGAATACTACCCGCGTAAAAAGTTAGATGAATTGGTTATTGCATTTGATTTAGCGATACAAAAAAAGATAGATGCTGAGGTTATCGTTTACGACCAATTTACGCTGCCTTACCTTACTGAAATAATGGATAAATACAGGGTTTATGTAAACGAACTGGCAAAAGATATTCCTGTTGAGATTCCAAAACAAATAGAGTATAAAATGACTGATGCAGAAAAGTTAAAAGACATTGAGGATTTCGGTAAAACACCGACTGCCTTTAATATGATACCCGGCTACATTTACGAATGGATTATTGAGTTAGGGTTAATGATTATCAGCGAGGATGAAAAGTTAGAATTTTACCGCAGAGCAATTCAAATGAGGGAAAGCGAGTTAAGGAAAAACGCTGAGTTTGGGGATGTAAAAGAATATGGCGCATTTATGAAATCTAAGAAAAACGGATTTACAGACATTAGCAAACAGGAAATAATAAACATTGATTTTAATTTTAAGCGCATTGTTGTGCGTGAATACTATAACCGATGATCAAAAGAACAGATGCAAACCATAAGCAAATAATAGACCAAATCAGGCAGATACCATTTGCCTCAGTATTTAGCACTCACGAACTCGGCAAAGGATTTCCTGATATCGTTGTAGGATTTAGAGGTATAAACTATTTGTTTGAGATTAAAGACGGCAAAAAATCTGCATCGCAGAAAAAGTTAACGGAGGCAGAGATTAAGTTTCATAAAAATTGGATGGGGCAGGTACATATTATAGAAAAAATTGAGGATGTTTTAGAGATATTAAAAATAAAAGTTTAATTTTATTACGTGAATCCTTGTAATGATATTATCGTAGAGATTTATCAGGATGCGAAAATAAACAACCTAATCGCAAAAGTAAAGCCATCTGAATTACAAGAAGATTTAAAACAGGAACTCGCTTTAATTCTACTATCCTATGACTGCCAAAAACTCACTCAGTTAAAAAGTGAGGGTAATATAAATGCCTTTGTGTTACGGATCATAATAAATATGGGAATGAGTAATAACTCACCATTTTATTACAAGTACAAAAAAAACGATATCGGGAAAGCGGTTGAATATTTTAAGTTAACGAGCGTTAAGGACTGGATAGATACGGCTGATATTGCTACAAAGCATTTAGATAAAAAGTTATCTATCAATCCAAATGAGGCGCACGAATCAATAATATTTTCTAAGTACGTAGAAATGCGTAACTGCCAAAAGGTGGCTAAGTATTTTGGGTTGCCTCATAAACACGTTTTTGATGTGGTTAAGAAAACAAAAAAGCAATTAAAAAACCTAATAAATAACAAATGAGTAAACTTGAAATTATTTGTTTTTCTATATTTCCCGGTAGTTTAATTGCATATTTA